AACAGAATATAGTGGCGGGGGGCGGAGGCCCCGGCGTCGTCCCCCGTCAAGGGGGATGGGGGCGCTGCTCTTAAGATTGCAGCATCCTATTGGGCGGGTAAGCGACTCATCCCCTCAAGGAGGTCGGATTACGAGGACACTAAGGTCAAGCACTAACTATGATAGGACTGCAACTAACCTCTGACTATGCGCCAAGCATCCGACTGGTGCGAGATGAGGAGGGGCGTATCATCGAGGGACTCGCCCTCGGTGAGACGCTCCCGCAAAACCAAGCCCTGATCCTCACTCTCCACCAGGGCGAGCTGAAGGAGGCGCCTGCCGTGGGGTGTGGCATCTCCGACATGCTGCTCGATCATCGCCCTTTATTCTGGCGTGCGCGCATTCGGGAGCAACTCGAGATGGACGGGCAGACAGTACATTCTATTAAGATAACGACCACGGGCATCCACATCGACGCCCGCTATTAACCAAGACTACAGCTATGCGTAAGCGTATTACTCTCCAGCTATGGATGGCCTCCATCCTAACGATCGCAGGGATCGTGCTCATTTGGACGGCTTTTCTCATCGTTCCAAGGGGCGAGATCCACAACTCGGTGCTGCTAGCCTTCGGAGAGATGAGCACCTTCGCTGGTGCGCTCTTCGGCATAGACTACAAGCATCGATTAGACAGATACATCCACCAACCTAAGCCACCCAAACAAGAACGAGAACAAGAAGAAGATGAGGACAATTAGCTACATCGCCGTACACTGCACGGCATCACCCCAAAGCTGGGGAGTGAAAGAGCTTCAGAAGGTCTTTCAGCAACGAGGCTTCCTCCGCCCAGGCTCGAAATGCCGACTAGGATGCCCAGAGCCACAGCCATCATAGTAAGACCCTTGGCGTAGGTACCCCAGTCCATGGTGGCGAAACTCTCGATCTCCTTGGCCACGATCTTGAGTGTGACTGCGAGAATAAGAGCGGACAGGGCCCCTACGAGGTGCTTACCGCCGAGACCCTCCTCTCCCTCGCCGAGCCTGGATACGGCCACAGCCAGAGATGTGAGACACAAGTCCATGGCGATAATGCCTTTGATTGTGTCGCCCCAGGACAGCTCGCCGATCTCGGTGAGGACTTTGGCGATCTGCCGCATGGTGAGGGCCAGAGCAAGGAATGCGAAGGCCGAGGCCTTCTTGATCTTGACCGTGCCCATCTGGGACATCATAGACATCATCTTCATGATGAGTCCGAGTGCGATAACGCCCTGTGCCAGGTCAGAAACGCTCATCTCGCCGAGCGGCTTAACCGCCTGAGCGAGCAGCCAGACGCCAATACCCAGGGGGACCGCCACGAGAGAGAAAGCGAGCAGATCGACATTGCTCTTGGTCGTGGTGTCGGCCATGGATATCATCATCTTCACGACTGCGTACAGTCCGATGACACCCTTGAGAATGTCATCCCAGTCCATGGATCCGATGTTGCTCAAGGCCTTGCCGAGGAGTAGTGCCACCCCGGCCAATACGACCAGGGCCAGCATTCTCTTAGCCATGCCCTTCATGTCCTTGTTGTCGTTGGACTCGGACAGTTCGTCCTCGGCCTTCTTCAGCATGTTGAACATGAAATACAGGGCGGAACCGGCCATGATGATCTTGGTGGCCGGGATCTGAGCGACGACCCACAGAGCGCCCGCCAGAACGAGGACCGCAGCGGCGAGCAGGAGGATGGTAGTCGCTTTGACGTGGTTGGTCGTGGCCTCCATCGAGTCCTTGAACGCGTCGATGGTGTCCTTGACGCTACCGAGGATTCCCGCGAAGTTGGATCCGGCCTGCCCCCACTCCTTGAGGGTGGATATGACCTTGCGAGCCATAGCGATGAAGGTGGCCAGGGCTCCGGCCTTCAGGATACTGTCGAATATGCCGGTGTAGTCCCCGTTGTCAGCCATCTCCTTGAGCTCGCTGAACGCTCCCTTGAACGGCTCGATGAGGGCTTTGGCTGCAACGACTGCGACCTTACCTATGGCTCCGAGAACCTTGCCGATGCCCTGGATGAGCTTGACGAAGTTCTTCCAGCCGGCAGTAGCCTTGTCCTTGAGCTCGAGATTGGCGATGAAGTCCTTGGTAGTGCTCCAGCCGTACTTGACGGACTCGGCGTACTCTCCCATGAGAGTCTTCAGATCGCTGAAGGCTTTCTTGAACGGCTCGACGTCGAAGTCGAAGTTCAGGGTCGCCAGGTTCTTCAGGACGCCCCAGACGCCCGATCCGACGGACTTGAGAATGCCGCCGATGGAGGAGAGCCAGGCGATATCAGGGCCGTTCTTCATCTGCTCGGCCCACTCGCTGAACTTGGTGGAGATCTCGTCGTAGAGCTCGGCAAGGGTCCGCATCTTCGGAGTCAACCAGTCCTCGACGACGACCGCCTGCTTGTTGATGCACTCGGTCAGCCAGTTGATGAAGCTGGTTAGCTTCTCGATCGCCGGAATAAGATGGTCGGCCAGGTGCTGTCCCCAGAAGTAGGACTTCTTGAAGGCGGACTCGAACAGGTCGACGATCTTGTTCTTGAGCTTGGTGAACTTGGACTCGTTCTCCTCGGCGGAGTCGCCAGCATCGTCCGTGGACTCGCCGACGATACCGAGCGCCTGACCAACCTCCTGGGCGCCCTGCTTGAGCTCCCGGAACGGACCGACGACGGCCTCCTTGATTCCAGAGCCCGCGGACTTCAACGCCTCCCACAGGGCGTCCCAGGCCTCCCTGAGTCTCCTGAGACTGGGCGTGATCTCGTCGTGAAATCCCTCAGAGAAGTTCTCCCAGATTCGCTTGAGACCCTTGCCCGTCCAGATGATGGCCTTGATGACGTTCTCGGCTACGTTGAGGTTGTCGTACCACTCCTGAATCGCAACGACGTGGTCCCTGAGCTGCCACGACCAATCCGCAGTATGCCCACGAAGACTGGAAATGAGAGCCCCAAGACCCTTGAGCGCTCCGCCGGCGATCCATGCCACGATCTTGCCGAAGTCCGACAGGACCATAACACCTATTTTGATGACTCGGAAGAACGCCTCGAAGTACATGCCGAGGGACTCGATAGTCGACTCACTGGGGACCAGCTTGGCCATGAAGTTGGCGAAAGCCTCAGAGATGCTGTACAAACCCTCGGCGGACGGACCGCTGAAGACCTGCGAGAACGCCTGACCGATGCGCTGGAGCGGCTCCCACATAGCGTGGAACAGGGAGGCGAGCCCCTCGAGGACCTTCTCCCTACCGCCGAGGTCCGCCCATCCCTGGAGGAGGGCGTTCCTGGCGTTACCCATCTGGGTGATGATGCCGCTCGGACCCGTGAGGAATGCGCCTACCTGAGTCCACAGGGCCTTGGCCTGCTCGAAGTCGCCGAAGATGATTCGGAACGACTGACCCCAGGACGAACCGAGCTCCTCGCCGATGACACCCATCAGCTGGGAGAAAGTCTTGATGTCCTGAGCCGCGGACATACCCGTCTTGGCCAGTTCCTGGATCTGAGCGATCTGCTCCTCGGTGTAACCCATGGATGCGAGCTGCTCGTCGGAGTATTCGCCCGCCATCTGCTTGAGAGTCTCCATCATGATCTCCTGGGTCAGCCATCCCTCCTGGAGGGAGAGCCTGAACGACCCGTCCTTGGCGATCATCTCGTCGACGCTCTTGCCGTGGATCTTGGCGGTCTGGATAAGCTGGTCCTGGAACTGCTTGGTGGCGATACCAGCGTTCTCCAGGGACATCCAGTCCTGAAGCTTGACCGTACCAGCGGCCATAGCCTGCGAAAGCTGGTACATAGCCCTCGAGGTGGCCTCGGAGTTGGCTCCAGCCACGGCGGCCCAGTTCGCCAGACCCTTAATCGATGCGACCGAGTCGTCCAGACCAATACCGGCAGCGGTGAACTTACCGATATTGGACGTCATCTCACCGAAGTTGTAGATGGTCTGGTCCGCGTATGTGTTCAGCTGGTCCAGAGCCGCGTTAACGGTCTGAATCGTCTCGCCCTTCTGGGCGGTATTAGCGAGAATGGTCTGAACGGAGTTCAGCTGGAGCTCGTACTCCTTCATACCGTCGATAAGCGGCTGAACGGTGAAACTCGAGAGCATCGAGGAGCCGATCTCGGTGATCTTGCCGCCGATGCTGGCGAGTGCGCCGAACGCGATCGACTGAAGAGCCGAGAATCTGCTCGTGGTCTCGGCGACACCCGCCTGGGCCTCCGAGAAATTGAGGTTCTTGGCGGCCGCGGAGACCTGATTGATCCCCTCGACACCGCCACGAAATGCCAGCCCCTCCTCGAGCTTCTTGACTCCGTTGAGGGAGTCCTGAACTCCGTTCATGAACTGGCCGTTGTTGAACTTGAGCGAGACCACCCGCTCCTCGATTGACGCCACTAGCCTCTCACCGCACTTTCAAGCTGCTTGACGATGCTGTCGAATATAGGCCTGAGCGCCGGATTTATATAATCCACGCCCTGGACATAGCCACCGGTCCTGGTGCCATGCCCGTACTGCAATATGACTGCGATCGGGACACCCTGCTCCACGTGGGAGTTGTTCCAGACCAATGAGACTCTGTTGGCGCTCCGCTTGATCTCATAGGACCAGCAGGATGCGGTGTAACCGGACCTGACCGGAGTCGCAGCGGATAATGCGGCAACCCCGGCCTGTCCACAATCATCGAGGAAATCGAAGAAACGGCCCTCTTTGAGTCTCTCGAGCCACTTCCCCGTGTCCATCCTCGAATCGATCTCCAGCGTGAACGCTGGACTCATGCGGCCCTCTCACAGGACGCTGCAATACCAGCCACGCTGGCGCCCCCAGCCCCCCCCGGCCATCCGCC